TTGCCCTTGTTCTTTGGTATGCGTTACCATCATAGACACCTTGCAGTCTTGTAACCTCTGCTGCTAGTGCTTCTGTTGTGGGTTCAGTTTGTCCTGAATCTAACCACTCTAAAGTGTCACCTCTCAATACCCATTCAGCACCCGGCTTTAAAGATTGAAGGGCATCGACTGTTGTCATCTCATTTGCCATTTCTTGCTCCTGTTAAAATTAAATTAATCATTGTTGTATTTCCATAATAGTCAGTGTACGCAATGAATCACTATCTCCCGAAAGTCTTGCAGAGTTAGTATTAACATTATTTTTGTACTCAACATTGTATGTATAGGCTGTATTTGCGGATTTAGCGCCTGTTAAGTATTGAAATGAAAAAGAACCATATGGGTCATTTGCACTAGCTGTTCCTTTTGCATATGATGTAGTTAAAGTTTGAATACTATTTGAACCATCAGTTAAATTAAAGCGAATATAAGCGTTAGCATCAAACATAACTACTCCATTAATACTGGAAGTAATCAAAAGTTTATTTGCACCTTTAGTTGTTATAGTTAAATCTGTAAAAGCATCAAGATAAGAACTACCTGTTGCTGCATAAGCACTAGTCTGTGTGGAAACAACTTGTACTATACTACCAGCTGGCATACTCACACTCGTCATTCCCGATAGCTGATTCTGTAAGGCTATAGTGCCTGAACCATCTGCGGTTTCTAATTGGTCTACTTTAATTTTTGATGCCATTATGCTGATACCTCCATAACTTTAATTGATGAGCTTAATGTGCCACCATACTGTCTACCACCACCAACTCCATTAAAAGTAACTGTTCCAGCATTGGGCATACCACACCTTATTTTGAAAGTTGTAGCGTTTGTTGAACCAGCAGATACAAAATGATTTACATAAGCAGTACGCATCTCATTGGCTTTGTCACTATATGTTTTATTGGATGCTAAACAATCTGCTGTAGAATCTCTAAATAATAACAGCCCAAAAGGATTAACAATACTTGTAGCAAAAACAACTTCAGCAATTATGAGTAAATTGTTAGTTGCTTTTTTGGGTGTGATAGATACTGTCATAAATTCTGTACCCTCTGTGTTTTGAGGAATGGTGTCATCATCGGGTATAATTGTTGTTCCAGTAGAAACAGCAGTTGTTTGATAATTTACAACTTGTACTATATGACCAGCAGGCATCTGTAAATCAAAACCAGTTGGTGCTTGTATTGCTTTAACTTCTAATGTACTCATACCACACTCCAGTTTCCGTTGACTGTGACTGTGTAGCCATCAGCGATTGTAATCGTGCCACCGCTTACACCGTTCTTGTCACTAGGTATTGTTATATTCTCGCTTATTGTCTGTGCGTTGGTTCGTATAATATGAGCAGTACCTAGTCCTGTCACATTGGCTAGTCCATCTGTGGCTAGCCCAGTTATACTTCCGTCACCGTTTACTACTACTGCCATTCGTTACTCCTATATTTCTTTCCAATTAGTTGTGTCTTCATCCCACCTATAAGGCTTTTCATCTGTAGGAAAAGTTACTGGTGCTTCCCACTTACAAGTTGATTCATTAAGTGTCCAAGAAGCGTAAGGTTTTGGTGCAATGAATGCGTCTTTACTAGAATCATATGTATAACCTTTTCCAGCAAAATTCTTTCTAATAGAAGCATTATAAGAAGTCTGCACCCAAGTACCACTTAGTGTATCAATGTGTGCTTGTTCAGCAACAATAACTTCTGTAACAACTCCACTTTCTATTTTTGCAAAATGTGCCATATTAAATCCTATTGAAATTTGTATCTAATTATTACAACACCTGAACCGCCAGAGAAACCATCGGGATTAGAGTTAGCATTATGACCATTGCCACCTCCGCCACCGCCTCCGCCTGTATTTGCAGTTCCAGCAGTAGAGAGTACACCAGTGTTATAACCACCACCGCCTCTACCTCCACCACCTCTACTACCCGGAGTAAAATAATGACCATTAGAGAAACTTCCACCGCCAGCACCACCACCAGCGTAATAAACTTCTGTTCCTGTTATAGAGGAAGGTTTGCCTTCTGCTCCATAACCACCCGGATTTCCTCCACTTGCCCAACCAACTTGATAAGCACCGCCGCCACCGTGTCCACCTTGTGCGTGTGAACGATTTGAAGCACCAGCGTATCCTTGACCTGAAACTCCTGTTCCAGCTGTAGTTACTGTCTGCCCACTACCTCCTCCTGAACCACCATTTCCGGGATTAGAGCCATTAGGTGAACCATAACCACCACCAGTAGAAGTTATTGAACCAAATACTGAATTAGCACCAGCAGCACCAACAGCATTACCACTACCGCCAGCCCCTCCAGCACCAATTGTTACTGTGTATGCTTGTGCAGATACTTCAAATTCTTCATCTTCTCTATATCCACCAGCACCACCGCCACCACCGTGAGTATGTCCGCCACCACCTCCACCTCCAGCTACAACTAAGTAGTGGACATAATCAGGTGCTGCACTTACTGTAAATGTACCACTTGAAGTAAATGTATGAACTTTGTAATCTCCATCAGTTGTAACAGTACCGCCAGTAGCAGCACCAATACCTAGACCTGTAAATGTTTGCCATCCTACACCATTCCATTTATATTTAATTCCACCATATGTATGGACATCATTTGTTGATGGACTTGTTGGAAATGCCATTAGACTTGTAACCAAATATTACTAGAACCATCATTAGTTCTAATATAAAGTTTATCGTTTGTAGTGTCGTGCCAGAAATCACCTATTGCTGGTGAACCGGGAGCAGAGCCACTAGATGTATGAGTTGCTCCAGCACCAGATAAACCAGAACCATCACCATCAGTCGTTAATAATGTACCTGTAGCATCAGGTAGTGTAATCGTTCTGTCTGTACTCGTATTAGGAGCAGTTACAGTTAGTACCCCTGTTCCTGAAGCGTTGCCTTGTATTTTAACTTTACTCATTATGCTATCACCCAAGTTGAACCCGTTGGAATCGTAACTGAAATTCCTGAGTTGATTGTAATCGGACCAGCAGTCATAGCGTTGTTGCCACTAGTTATGCTATAGTTAGCTGATATGGTATGTGCGTGTTCGTACAAACCTTTGTCTGTAGTGTTACCACCGCCTACTGGAGACCAAGCTGAACCATCGTAAATCTCAGCACTAGTGTCTGTAGTATTGAATCTCATATAACCAGCAGAAGGTGAGCCATCTCGCTGACCTGTTGTACCTGCCGGTAACTCTGCTGAACCTGTGGCTGATGTCTTAGAAACTAAACCTGAAGTTGATATTACTGTTACCTGCCAAGCAGAACCATTATAGATTCTAGTTTCGTTTGAAGAAGTATTAAAGTACCAATCACCCGTTGTAACTGCATCACCATTATTGTCTACTGTAGGATTAGAGCTTTGAGCTCCTAGATAAAATTCATCTATTGAGTCTTTAGTTGCTGCTGCGGCTGTCGCACTAGCTGCTGCGGCTGTTGCTGATGTAGCTGAAGCTGTAGCGGATGTAGCGGCTTCAGTAGCTTTAGTCGTTGCTGTGCTTGCTGAAGTAGACGCTTCACCTGCTTTAGTAGTTGCTGTTGTAGCACTACCTGATGCTGATGTTGCTGAACTAGCAGAAGATGTTGCACTAGAGGCTGCTGCTGTAGCACTTGATGCTGCGTTAGTAGCCGATGTAGACGCTTCTGAGGCTTTAGTTGTAGCCGTAGACGCCTGTGTTGTAGCAGTAGAAGCTGAAGTAGAAGCACCACTAGCACTCGCTGCTGCTGCGTTTTTAGATACTAAAGCTGCTGCTTCTGCTGTTTCTGCGTTAGTCTCAGCAGTTTCTGCATTAGTTTCTGCAGTTTCTGCTGCTGTCTTAGCTGTATCTGCACCCGTCTTAGAAGTAGCGGCTGCTGTGGCACTAGCTGCGGCTGCGGTAGCACTTGCGGCTGCTGCTGCTGCATCTCCTGTTATACTAGCGGCACTTGCTGCTGAGGCTGTAGCACTTGCTGCGGAAGCTGTAGCACTTGTGGCTGAAGCTGTAGCTGAAGTAGCTGCGTTAGTTTCTGCCGTCTCTGCGTTAGTTTTGGCTGTCTGGGCGGCAACTTTGGCTGCCTCAGTATCTGCAATTAGTGCATCTAAGTCATAACTATCCGCTAAAACCGATGATGTTGCAATTCCGTGTCCTCTATCAATACTCATTATGTAATCCTCTGACGCATACGCATTACTGCAAGATATAATTTCTGCCTTCTAGTCGGGTAAATCCTTCTCTTCCTACTCTTTTTCATAAAACTCTCCTAGGTTTAATGTGAAACTCTCCCCTTTCGAGGAGAGCTCCGTGGTTAAAACTACGAACTAAGTTCTTGAATAGAACCCGGACGAACAACTTTACTACCATAAACAGTATCAGCCGTGAACAAATCTGCTAGTTGAGATTGTACATACTGTGTCTGTGTACGGATGTTTTGTTGAGTAGCTAGTACCAAAGCATCTTTTTGGAACAAGAATGCTTTTTCAGTATTACCAGTACCTACTTGTGTAGACATATAAACGTCTACTCCGTAAATCATACCAATTTTACCTGTCTTGATTGCGTTACCGCTACCAATAAACGCTTGCTCAGTAAATCTTTCTTCAGCCATTAGTGCAGTCATACACGATGGAGTAACGATTAGAGAACGGTCGTTTAAAGGAACGTCATTATCGTTAAGATTTTCAAGAGCGATTAGGATTGAAGCATCCCAATCTGTTACACTTGCAATTACTGCATTACCGCCAGTTAGTGCTGCTGCACCGTCTAGGTCAGTAATTAACGCAGAGTCGATATTTTTTGCTAGTGCATAGCCAGCGTCGTCTGTGTAGAAACGTCTCATTGAATTTAGTGCTTGTAGTTCTGCAATATCTTCAATTTGTGTCGACCATTCAAAGTGCTTGTTGATAACGATATCTGTGTGTACCGCAGTATCTGTTACAAGCGTAACTGCTGTGTCTTTAACTTTCGCACTTGCAGCATTACGTCCCGGTGTTGGGATGTGAATAGTGTCACCTTTTTTTCCTACGTGGTTTAGATTGCGAACTAGATTAGCCGCAACTAGGTTTGCTTTATACGTTGCTATTACCTCGTCACTCCATAGTTTTGGAATAAACTTGGCTGCAGTCGTAACTGTCATATTTGCCATTTTAATTAACTCCTATAAGTTATATTAGCTTTTATTAAACAACCCTACCGTCTGCATAAGCCGCAAAGATATCATCTTCTAACGATTCATACCTACTAGGGTCTTCCATTTTTAAACGTATGAGGTCAGCTCTTCTATATGTCTTTCCTCCTGCGTTTGAGCCTGAAGATGACCTTGATTCCGTGCTTGCTGCCTTAAGAGCGTCCTTCCTATTTGTTTCTGCTGCCTGTTTGACTTCTTGAGTCTTACTAATCATCGACCTATCTTTCCAATTGGACAATAACTCGTTAGCGGCATCAAAATTATAAGAATCGGCTGCTTGAAACATCTGCATACGAATCGGGCTATCTTGTACCCATTCCTGAAATGCTTTGTCTTGTACGACATCAGTAAAATCAGGATGTGTTTGCTCCAACTGTGCTTTAGCTCCGGCTTGTGCCTGTTGAGCTTGGAACTGTTGAAACTCTTGAAACCTAGGGTGATTCTCAATCATTTTATTGACAGCCTTATTAGGGTCGTCAAAGAAATCAACATCATCATTATCTTTAGTTTCTAATGGAGTGTTATCTTGCGGATTATTCTTCCTCGCTACCTCAGCCTGTAGGAAACTATCTGATAATTTTCTTAACTCTCCAACTTCTTGGGCTTTACGTCCAAGTTCCTTTTCAAGATTAGTGTAACTATCAATTATTTCTTCTGTAGATTTATTGGCAAACTTAGAAGGTATACTAGGTTCTTCAACTTCAGTTGTTGAGTTCTCCTCAACGACCTCTTGTAAACTTTGTAACTCTTCTGTACTGTCTGTTATCGTATTATCATCTATATTAGAAATTTCTACGTTTTCTTCTACTGCTTGAGATTCTTGCGAATCAAAGTCTGCTACTATATTACTCATATTATTACTCTCCGCCCCGTAGGGTTATGAAGTTATTAAAATGGTGGGGCTATATATCTAGTTCTTCCACCGCTAGTTTAGTTGCCTCTTCTAAAGCAATCATCTGCCTTAAAATTGACACCTGACCCTTGGCAAACCAAAGGTCTCTTTCAGACTCTACTGAGTCTATTTTGCTATAGATTTCTTTGAGATTTGTTAGTTCCTTGACTAAGTCTCTCCATCCATCTTGTTCTACTAAATCTTGTCTCGCTCTATAATACTCTTTAGTCGTTTGTTCTTCTAAGTGCGTTTGCATAGTTTAGAGCTGTCTCCGATTTAAGGTGTTCTACTTCAGGAATGTTTCTAGCTGTCTCTGAATACTGCTTTTCTATGTCAGCTTTCATTTTTTCTAGTTCCATCATTTTCTTCTGTAGACTCATAATTCTTTCTTGTACGTCTAATTCATTCTGTGGCTGTGATGACCCTGCGTCTGCTTGGTGCTTCATAGCTCTAGCTTGTTCTTCCTGTGCTTCTGCTAGTGTCTTCTGTATATCAGCCTGTAATTGNTGCATTTGTAGCTGTTGAGCCATCTGTTGCATCTGTTGTTCTTCAGGATTAGGCTGGAANCCNTGCATAAGTGCTTGTACCACTTGGTCTCTATTATGGATACTAGAGTTCTGAAAGACAGCTAATAATAGGACATTGAAAGCAGGAGAATCTTTCGGAATTGACTGGAGCATTTGAACCATCTGCTGCATTTCAAGCTCTTTAGCCATAATACCCATAGTAGAGTAGGGTACAAACTTATAATCAGTAACAGGATACCTGTCTACGTCAAATTGTATCTTTCTCCACATACTCTTATTAATCATAGGTATGAGGAATGTATTTTGGAAGTTCATTAGAGTACGTTTCTGTCTCTTAATGCTCGCAGACTGAACCATTGACATACCACTAGATGTAGCTCTATCCGGAACACCCATATCCGCAGAACCAGTACCCATCTGAATCATATTTTGCAATGAAGCAACCTGATTGTAGGTATTTTGGTCTGTCGAACCTAGAGTTAGAGGCATAAGTGCTTGCCTTGGGTCTCCATTAGTAAGGATAGTCTTACCGGGACGGACTTCTAGCTTGATGCCTCTCGGTAGTCTAGTAGCGTCTGCGGCAATCATTGGTGTAGTAGTGAGTGCTAACGAGTCAATCCTAGCTCTCATCTCTGCATCTAATGCTTTTTGCGGGTTATACCCCTTCTCACAAACCCCTCTCCCCCAAAACTTGTTTGGGACGATGTCGTGTTGATAGCTTACAAAAGGTCTATCATTCATCATAAACGGATTCTCTTCCGCTCTTAGTATATATTCATCATTTGCTAGTGTAACGACAGCTTCGACTAGTTCATCTTCATCATAATCAAAATCATCATTGTTTTCTTTAGCATTTAAGAACTTTCTAGGTACTTTACCCCAATACTCAGATAATTTAATCTTATCTGTAGCGTCCATAGCCATATAGTCAGGGTCATAACCTAGTCCTACTTCTTCTGTATTTGCCGGTATTTCAAGGTTTCTGTATATACCCTTATCCATCCCATCAGCTACAACATAACGTGGCTTATAGACCTCGTGAACAACTCCTAGTGCCTCATTGATACTATTAGCACTTGGGTCGATAAGAAATTCTTTAGGGGATACTGCTTCTAGCTTTACCTCAACCTCAGGATACTCTTCTATCTGTCTTGTCGTTGTAAGTGTGCCTTCTACTGGCATCTCTACTGGACGTCTTTTAATGTTCTCTTGGGTGATAATCTTAGCAATACCTGTACCATATACAGCACCATTAAGAAATACCTCACATAGAGCATCTTTGCATCCCGCAGCTTCTAAATCTTCTTGTAATAGATTGCGTATGTATTCTACGTCTGATTTTTCTTCATCTAGCTGGTCATCTTTAATATCGAACCATTTTCCTCTGCCAAATGTAGCTTCCTCTAGCTCCGCTACGCTTGCTTCGACTGCTTGTTGTAAAGCAGGCGTGATGATTCTAGATTTTTCTGACTGTCTATTCTGGTCTTCTGCAGACCATTGACCACGCCATAGACGATAATATTCATCCCATTGTGATAAATTATTATTATCTCTGTTGTTCCTCCAACCTTCTAGTTTAGTAGATAACCAACTAGCGAGTGCTTGATAATCGTCTTCCGGTTCGTAATTTTGTGCCATTAATATCCTTTAATATCCTGCTATATCATCATAAGGCTGCCAATCCTCATCTATTTCTATAGTGTGCATAAAGTCTGCTACACTTACTTGGTCTATATAAGCGAGACTATCGACCATATCGTCGTGTGTACCGCTCGTAGGAAACTCTAATAACTGTGATTCAAAGCCTTTATTCCAACTACCTTCATTAAATGAAATCTTACCGTGTTCCATCCGCCCTTGTAGAGCCCAAGTAATTCTGTCTGCTTTCTTTTTACCACCGTGGGTTACATCTGTTATGACTACCCATCTATTCTCTGCCCGCATCTCATCTTCTAAATATGGCAGAATTGCATTCTTTAATGCACCTGATTCTATTCCGACAATCGTCGCCTGATTTTCAATTGCAGCCTGTAATATTTTAGTAGCAGTCTCTTTAATATTCCATCTACCGTGGAGTATATCCTTGACCCACCACTCATCATTATTAATTTTAACGATAGAGATAGCTGTTTCATCGAGCTTGCTACCTTTAAGACCACGTTCCTTTTCAACCTTTTCAAATCCTGCAGGGTCGACTGCAATGACAAAGTTTCCGTCTCTTGGTTCTTCTGAGTCATACTTAATCCATTCCTCTTTAAATATACCACCAGTAAAGGAGACAAAACTCGCCTCGAACTCTTGTCTGAAGGCTTGCGTGCTCATAGTCTCTCTAGCTACTGCAATCTCTTCAGGGTCTAATATAGGGTTATCTGTAGAATTATATTGGAATGCTTGCCAATCTTCATTCTTTTCTAATTCTGCTTCCTTCCATATTTCATAGAAGTGATTCTTCCCGGCTGGCGTACCTATAAATAATGCACCACCTTTTACATCTGCTAGTGTAGGTCTTATAATCTGTTCCCACACTTCAACTTTCATTGAGGCATATTCATCGAGTACGACATAAGCAAGTCCTACGCCTCTTAGAGTATCTGGTCGGTCACTTCCCTTAAGGCTAATCTTTCTACCGTTGACTAGAGTCATAGTAGCTGTATTCTCGTGGGTCTGCTCTATTAACTCAGTACCGTCTAATAGCTCTTTGAGCATATTCCACATAATATCTTTAGCCTGTTGGAATGTAGGACCTATATAAAAGACATCCTTACTCTCCGACTGTAGTGCTTTAATAATTAATATCCAAGCTGCCAGCCTAGATTTACCAAAGCGTCTACCCGCACTTACGACTTTAAATCTTGCCGTACTATTAAATATTTCTAATTGAGCTGGGTGTAGGCTTACGTCTAATTCCCTACTCATTTACCTTCCCACCTAATTTTACAATGGTCTGGTCTACACTCTCTTCTGATATTATTACACCTTCTTCATAATCTAAAGGTTCTTTATTGTCAGCCTCAATAACTTTTTCTGTGAGTCCACCAACATTAATAATAACATTACCCTTACCTTCTTGTGACCTTAACTCCACAGCCTTAGTTGTGGGTAGGATTCTATCCATACACATTTTAAGACAAGTCCTGTCACCTTCTAATGCTAGGTCTATTACTCTTTGTACAATCTCCGGACCTTTTGTAGACATCAACTCTCTACTTAGAGCCGTATACTTGTTGACACTACCCTTAGGTCTTCCATTAGGGTTTAAAGACTTCATACCCTTGTATAGATTGGGCGAACCTTTGTGCTTTGAAGGCATCTTTTCTCCTTAGTGATACTATAGATTCAACTAAAGAGGTATATTTAGAATGATAATAAAGGTTATTTCTAAGAGAAGCCTTTTAGGTGAAAGTTTAGATAATAATAAATGTTTTATCTATAGTAATATTATAGCATACTTTTCAATGATTGTCAATAGTAAACACTAAATAAAGTCTTAAGTCCCTCTCCGCACCTCCAGATTTCTAGAAACACTNTAGTAAANAGCTGTTTTTCCCAAATCCTCTCTGATTTGCCTGTGAGCCTAAATTTAAAATTATAAGAACCACTTGGGGTGTCCCTCCCTATGTAGTATAAATACAACAAAAGTTGCATAAGTGATAATTGGGACTAAGCAGGGACTAAGCTGAGGTGTTGCAAAAATACAACAGATGTTGCATAAGTGAGAAGTGAGAGAGCGTGAGTGTGAATATTTACTCTGTCTCTTTAATACAACATATGTATCTTTAATACAACAGATGTCATATAAATACAACAGTAGCACAAATGCAACAGATGTAGTACAAATGCAACAACTTGTGGTATAAATACAACAGAGGTATTTTGTATCATTAATACCACACAATGTTGTAAAGACACAACAAATGTTGAGGAAATACAACAGGTTATCTGTAAGGCTCAAGGATAGCCCGTATTTGAGAGATTATCTTTAGGCACTAGGTATAAGAGGGTAGAGAAAAATAATGTCTCAGAAATTAAAATCAATTATTATTGGGTGAGTAATATAATCACTAGGGTAAGAGACAATCGTTCAAATATGGGCGAATTTGGGACGATTAGAGCATTTTGTAGATATATGTAATTATTTAGTAAAATAATGTAAATAATGCTTGACTTTTAATAATATGTCTGTATTATTGGGGTTTCATATAACTATATAAGGATAAATTAAATGACACAGAAAAACGCAGAAATAATAGTAATGAAAGAAATGATTAAAAAATGTGCTCACGTTTTTGGTTGGGTTATGACACACCCCGAAGATGGTGCATACCTTGAATTAAAAAAGGTCTCAATACTTCATAGTATTAAAATGACACCTATGAATTATGACATAGATAAATTTAATGTCAGAGGCAATGATTTATATATTAATTAATCGAAACATCCTTCGGGGAGTCTATCGCCACGGCTGAAGCGGTACTGATGAGAAAAAGCCAAAATATAAGGAAAAATAAAATGAAAAACTTTAGAATAGTATTAGACGTAACATCTGTTTATTATGCTGACATAGAAGCAGACACAGAAGCTGAAGCAATTGAAATGGCACAGAAAGAAGCCTATCAAGACACTTGGAGTTGTAAGGCTATTTATAGCGGTGTTGAACTGGTAGAGGCTGAACTTGAGGAGGGCAAATAAAATGACAATCACAGTAAAAATTAAAAATGTTTTTGGGACTGATAAAATATATCCTGTGTGTGATAAGGCGAAGACTTTCGCAAGACTCACAGAAACTAAGACGCTCACAAGCTACGCTATAAATAATATTAAAGCGTTAGGATATACAATAGAAGTACAAGCACAAACACTATAACTATAAGAGGATAACTAAAATGACTAAAGAAGAAGAACGCAAGGCATACGACAAACTAGGCGAGATACTCACAGACGCCCTTAATAATCTAATAGCAGAGGAGGAAGGCACTACCTGTCAGAACTGCGGAGAGCCGACAGGCTACGATAGAGGTTCAGAGCCTACAAGGTACGATACTTTGGTCTGTTCTACGGAGTGTGCTAAAATACTGTATAACTATTAAATCGAAACTCCCTTCGGGGAGTCTAGCAACACGGGTTAGGTTGCTACTGATGAGAAGCCCACAATTAAATAATAAAAGGAAATTTAAAATGAAAACTAAAATACAAACAATGGCTGAATTTTTAGAATGTGACGTTGACCAGGTGGACGTTGAAACTTATGATAAGAACGCTTTTTCTTGTGGCTCTTTATCGGGAGAATATTTAATTCTGACTGATGAAGAAGCAGACCAATCCGCAGAGGATTATATAAAAGATTCTGTGTGGGCTTTTAATCCGTCATTCCTTGCTAGTCATACAGGCATTGATGAGGAAATATTTGAGATGCTACAGGACAAATGCGAATCTTCAAACGAGGTTATCACTAACTCCATTAAAGATATGGAGGAATTTATTGCTGATGCTATCTGGGCAGATGGCAGAGGTCATTTTATTAGTAGTTATGATGGCGAAGAAGAAGAACTCAATGATTTCTTTATTTATAGGATTAACTGAGGCTTGATTTAAGCGACTAAAAACGCTTAGCCTACTAACCCCCTTCATTGGGGGTTTTTAGGTGCAAGAAGTACAATTTTAATAACTANANGAGGGANNAAATAAAATGGAAACTTTAATANTACACTTNGGGACATTCATTGCGGGTGTCTCTCTGTCTTGTCTNNTGTTTATGGCATTCTTTATGCCTNTNTANNTCCGTATTACTAGTAAGAATAAGGAATGATATGCAACAGTCAAAGAAAATAATAAAAATACCTGTNAAAACTCGGTCTATAANTGTNCGANTAGCACACAAAAAGAGACGGCAACGNCTGAGAGACCACAGGATANACCGGTAAGCTAAAGTTTATATNTTAGGCANGGCTTACCCTTAGTCACTAGGAGAAGTACGCTANAATCGAATCCTAGAGGCTCACTTTTAAATAATATAAGGAAAAATACTATGAATAAATCAAATATAGACAATTTAACGGTAGGTGTTTGGGATTGCACTTTTTATTTAACTGACGATGACGGCAACGAGATTTTAAATAATGACGGTACTATCAAGATGTTTAGTGCACCTGATTTTGACTGGTCATATGTTGCAGAGTCCGTAGAACTTAAAGATTTGAAGGAAATAGATAATGATTAATTTAAACGGTAGAGACTGGACGCCTCTAAAAGAGGTATCTTTAATAGACTGCTATACGGAATATAAAAAGATGTTAAATCTTCACCTAGACGCAGATTTTGATGATAAAATGGAGTTAGCTATATTCTATAAGGGTAAAGCTGAACACTATAAAACCCTGTTTGACGAGGGGATTGAACATACAGTTAATTTTTAAGGAGAATTATATAATGAACATAATGGATAAAATAATAATAGATGCACCGACTAGAGAATTAGAAGATGCAATGCGTGATAAACTTTTAAATCACTTCGACGAACAAGAAGCTCTAAAAGAGGCACTTGAACGAGAGGAGGAAGACAATGCCTAACCCCAATAAAAATAAACACTTTAATGATGAAGCCCTAAGGATTAATAGGACTTTAAAGAAGGAGAATGACGCCTTAAGTGAGATTGTAGACGAGTTCGAAGACTTCCTATTAAATATAAATACCCAATGGGAAGACGACAAGCAGTCTCAAAAGCTACAAGATATGATAATAAAAGTAAGGAGTAGAGATGGATAGTAAACAACAAAAAGCAATAGAAATTAGTGCTAAACGAACTGAATTAGCTAATGAAGTTAATACAGATTGGACACCTATTAATGAGGATA